CTCTGTGATGGCAAAGCCCATCGCAATGGTTTCGTGAGTGTAACGTGCAGTAAATGCTTCCTGTGCATTGTCATAAGCGATGGATGAACCCTCGTTTTTGACTGGTGCGGCGGCAAAGCCTGACAGTTTTGTCTCTTCTTCAAAAGAACGCTCAGAAGATTCGGTTTCATAAATCTCTTTATGTTCCTCACCATATTTAGCGTACTCCAGACCAAACAAAGCGTTCAAGCCAGGAAGAAGTTCTTTAAGTAGTTGTGCGCGTGAAATTGCCATGATTTACTCCTTACAGGCCAACGTTGTTTAAGAACGAATGGGCACTGGGGTTGAATTTAACCAACACATCAGTGTATGCATCGCCCGGAGTTGATGCAAAACCCACAATACGGAAGGCCGCAGCAGTTGTTACTACACTAGACGTCAAAGCGCTAGTTGAGTTACCAGTCTGGGTTGAACCAGTGCTAGTGCTCTGTACAGCAGCAAAGAAAGTGTTAGTGCCCAAAACTGTTTGAGCGCCAGAACCATTTAGCTGTGCTTGGAAGGTAACAAACGGGTCAGTGATTACGTATGCAGTCACCACGCCGGTTGTGCCGGAGGGATAGTACTGACCGTAAATTTGCTGACCTTGTGCGTTGATATAGGATGCGCCGACGAAAACGCCAATTGCACCTACACTAGAACCACCAAGGTTATTGGTAGTGATGTCTGAGCCATCGGCGACAGACAAAGCGATATAACCTGCTGAATTAATAATAACAACTTGACCATAAAACAAGTTGCTAGAAAGTCCTGCTGGGTTAATCAAGAACTGACTCGTAGCGCCAGCATAGGGCATGCCGTCGATACGATTTATGGGACGTAGCCCATAGGGTGCTGCTGTAGTTGCCATTTAAGACTCCTAAAAAATTTAAGTACCTTTTCCGAAAGTGACCGTGGACTTACGTTCTTTAAACATAGGCATCCGTGGATCATTTTCGCGCATATAGGTGTTGTCTACTGACTGCATTTGTGCTTCCGCTTGATTGCGATAGTACGAATTACGCTGCTCAGTAAATTCCACGGGTGTTTTGCAAAGTAACAGACCACTGACTTGAACGCTATCTGGAAACTGTGCATGACTGCTAGATCCAAACAAACGAATTTCAGGATGGTCAGAAGCCTTTACGGGTTCCCAGCCTTCGCGCAGTTTTGAAGAAATATTGGTAGCGTCTTCTTTATTCAAGGTACTAACACGGATCCAACGGAAAGCATAGCCTGGCTCTGGATGAGGATCAGGCAAAAGCTGGGGCGGCATCCATTGTTTTGGACGGGCGGTAGCTTCACGGCTTTCAGTTTCACGTTTAGCACGAGTTTGAGTTTCAGACATATCATTCACCTTTTCTTAATTCTGCAATTTTTTGAGCCATGAGTTCGTGGGATACACCGAACTTCTTAGCCATCGTTACCTGAAATGGAGTGAGCCGAATCTTGGAAGATGAGGTGCTCCGTGTCGCAGGTGCGACGACATTCGATTTTTGACGAGGAGCGGAACTCGTTTGAGTTTCCGATTCGTTGTTATCCAGACCGAAGTTCTCTGGAAACACTTGGCGAATACGCGAATTAAGTCGCGTGTAATATTCGTCGGAGCTAGGGTCAATTCCAGACTTAATGAGCTTAGTATGTAAGCCCAGAGCAAAGCTGGTCATCTCGTCATCGCTACCAAACCAAGAATTCTCGCTTTGCCATCTAGCAGCTTTAGGGTCTGCTTGCGGCTGGCGAGGGACTTCCCTAGGTGCGATTTTTACTTCATTTTCTTCTTTTTGTAAAGCGGGTCTAAAATTATTTACCCTATCCATTTTGATTTTGGCAGAAGTTAATAGCTCCTGTGCCTCAACCAAAGCGTCAGAATCACCAGATTCATAGGCTAATTTATAGCGTCTTTTGGCATCGTCTACTTCATTAGATACTACTTTTTTAGCCTGTTCTAATAATGCTGACTGACCCTCAGATAATGAACCTTTGAGCTTTTTATTCTCTTCTGCTACAGACTGAGCAAAGGCTACAGCCTCTTCTCGCTCACGAGCAGCTTCTTCAGCGCGACGACGTTCATTATGAAAACCAGACTGAAGATCAGAAATACGCTTCTTAACTTTTTCATCGTATTTTTCAAGTTCGTCATCATCATTAGAAGATGTTGTTTTTTTGGCTGATGCAGAGTTTTCAATCTCTACATCTACCCCACCATCATCTTCAGCTTCTGGTTTTTTCTTTTCCTCATCTGGAAAACTAAATTCTTGTTTTTCAATTTCGGGCATGATTTACTCCTTAGAAATTAGGCCGCTGAATTCCACGGGGATCCTGAACCACTGCCTCAACGCTATCGTCGTTGATTAGTCGCCACTCGGTACCGTGTATTTTCATTCGCGTCCCAGTATTAGGTCGCGTAATGATGAAGTCTCCAACTTTGCAGGAAGCGCCTGAAGGAAATCGTTTTTCGTCTTTGAAAGCGTCTGGGCCAATTTTGGCTACAAACAAGACGGGAGAAAGCAATTCTTCATGGAGCATGGCTGTAGTAGATTTCAAAATGCCAGTTTCGCTAAATTCCTCTTCAGCTTTGGGAAGCATACAAAGAATATGGTAAGTAGCGGGATCGGGCACTTGTCGTGCTTTTTCCTCTGGTTCTTTGTTTAGAAGACCAGAAAGATCAACAGCAGACACATCAAATTCACTCATCGTCATCATCCTTAATTTTTCTTAAAAGGTCATTCAACTCATACTGTGCGGTTCGTAGACCCTTAATTACTCCGCACATTCCTTTGTAATCAGCATAGTCTTTAGCCACGCCATCACATAAAGATCCACTTACATCTTGAATCCGTTCATTTATTTTCTGATTCAAAATATCAAATATTTTCAGTTCCATGCTCTACCTCACGCTTTTTAAAAGTAATAGGATCGTAGTTGGCGGATTTACTCCACACCCGCATATAGTTACAAACTGGACGCTCTTCACAACTTTCACATTTTTTATTGTTATTACTATTATTTGCTGAATGTGCTCTGTATAAATACAAAACTTTTGGTAATCTAACGATAGGATATTTCTCTGCAATCTGCATAAACAAGTCACCATCCTCACAGGCACTTATTAACTTCTCGTTATATCCATCAATATGATCCATTACCTTGCGGCGGTACATCCCAAAGTGCCTCCAGCCATGCTGATGTAGCGTATTTGGGTCAAAAGTCTTACTGTCAGAATACAGTTGATGCTCCCCTTTTTCGCCAATTTGAGCCAAATCTGAGTAGATTAAGCCCACTTTTGGTAGCTGATCAAAGGATCTAACCATCTCATCTAGCGCATATCTCTCTAACATATCGTCATTATCTAGGTGACCTACAAAATCACCTGTAGATAATGAATAAGCTTTCTTGCGATTCTTGACAATCCCTAGATTCTCTTCGTTTCTGTATGCTTTAATTCTAGAATCATAGGTAGATAACATATATGCCACCTCCCATGTTCCATCATCAGAGCAATCATCAACGATAATCAGTTCCCAATTCTCATAAGACTGATTTTTAACGCTATCAACTGCATATTTAATGAACCTAGCTGAGTTATACGCTGGCATTAATAGAGAAACTAGGGGTTTTGTCATTTATCCTCGCGTCATTTTGGTAATAACATCAGCTTTAAGCTTCTGTTCGGTTTGTTTCTGCTGAGATTGCAAGCGCATAGCCTCTCTTTGACCTTCTGCTTTGATTCTTTCAGCATCAATTTGCAATCTTGCTTGAGCTAAAGCCATATCAGCCTGATCTTTCGCAGCTTTACGCTTAACTTCATCAGCTTTGATCTGCAATTCAGCCTGTTGCATCTGAATAAGCGGGTCTTGAGCCTGTTGTTGAGCTTGTTTCTGCTGAGCCATAGCTGTATTTGCCTGTAAAAGCTGGGCACTTGCCTCTGCAATGAGTTTTGACAACTGAACTTCCACATCTTCTGGCAGTTTTTGGTTTGGAGGAGGCAAAGGTACGCCCATTTGCTCTTCAATCTTGCGTCTGTACAAGAATCCTAAGTGCTCTGCAATGTGAGCTTGAATAGCCGCCATCATTTGCTGAGCCATTGGGTTCTGCCCCATCGTTGCAGCGATCATTGGGTCTTGCATAAATGTAGTATGAGCCGCAATGTGAGCATCTTGATCTTGATAGATGAACGCCTTAGTAGGTTCACCCTTCAAGAACGCCATGTTCTCACTAATAGGATCTCTTGGATCCTCATCTTCAGGAGTTGGAACCAGCTTCTCGCCATTCTTAATACCTAGAACCTCAATCATCTGACGATGTAAGTTAGGTAAGTTGTAAATCTGAGGAGCTTGCTGAGCCATCTGCATCACAGCTTGATACTGCATGATCCTCTGAGCCATAGTCGAGCTATTAGGATCAGATACAGGAATGACATCTACCATGTCATAGTCTTCCTGCTTGGCCATCCTCGTACCAGAGGTAGGTTCGTACTCATACTCTGTAGGAGCATAGTCACGAATGATCGCTTTAAGGATCTTAAACTCTTGCTTCATAGAGTAGTGAACGCGCGCCTGCACAGCAGACATCGTTTTCAACTGACGCTCTAACAAAGCTAAAGTTGTACCTACTGGGGCGTTAGCTGACATATCACTGATGTTCATATCAGCAATAGATCCTAAACGACGACCTTCTTCAGTGACTTTTTCCAACAAAGCAGCCAGTACTTGTGACGGCTCCTTATATGGAAGAGCCATGATGTTGTCTCTGATAGACCCACTTGGTACATCTACATCTCGGAATTCACCCGGAGCGATAGGCGTGTCATCACCCTTAACTCGAAGTCCTCTAGACTTCAAACCACCAGGCAGATTACTTAGTGTGCCAGCGTCAATGAGTTGCCTAATAAGAGAAGTACCGGCTCTCGCATAACCACCAATAAGGTGTATGAAACCAAAGCCATAAGCACCAAAGCCAGGTACATAATCATATTGAACAAAGTGCTGGCGCTTAAGACGCTTCTTATCTTTCTCATCCCAGTTCCTGTAAATAGACAGAACCTTGTTAGTACCAACATCAATCGTAACGATGTAAGGTAAAGCAATGCCATCTTCATCTTCATAGCCAGGTAAGTCATAGTCAACTTGAATTTCATAAATCTGGTAACGGTCATCATCAGTTACTGAGTAACCCTGCTCATCCGCCTTTTTCTTCTCTACGTCTGTGTGTAAATTACTTGGCTCTCCCAGATCTACATCAACATAGAAACCAGCTACCTGTAACTTCTTTAACTCATTCTTAGACTTACGCATGATGTGCGTAACTCTCTCTGCTGTTCTAGAGTTACTAGAGCCATAAGGAATGATCACATCCTCTGCTGGAACATAAACAGAAGTTTGCCGTCCCAGTGAGGGATCGTAGTAAACCTTCTTAAAAGCTGAGCCAGCAAGTCCTAGATTAAATAACATTCGCTCATGTTCTGGTCTGTACTCAGGCATCTCCTCTGTGAGCTTATAGTTCATGTCCTCTTGGACTCGCGCGGCAGCCTCTGTTTTAAGACGATCAATTGCGCCAATGATTTCCGTTTTAACAGGGCCCGCAGCCGGGAAAGTCTCAATAATAGTTTCGCTTTGAAACCTGACCGCCGCCTCGGTGAGGATGGTGGAGAATACGCCACAAGCACCATTCCACGGCTCAGTACGTTCTTCATACTTCATCCCCAAAACATCTAGACCCTTGACATACATCTCCACCCAGTCTTTACGAGATGTCACATCGCTACTAACTTCCTCTACCAAATCAGAGCCAATAGTAGCCAACACACTTTCGTCAATGAACTCAGCTAAATTGCTGTCAAACTCGTCTTCCCCGCCAGTAGGAGGAGTTAAGTCAATCTCAATCCCATCTATTTCAATAGACATAGATTCAGGATTTTCAACTTCGATTTCAATTTCTGGGCCTTGCAAAGCATCTATGCCTTTGGGCATTTCGTATAAAGATTTTTCCATGAGAGCCTCAATAGTAAACTTGCTTCTTTCTGAAGCCGATTAGATCTTCGCGCTCGTCTGAATCGAGCCGCAAAAATCCACCTTGTCTGAAACGAATCAGCGCTTGTACACAAGCATCAACCAAGTCATCATGCTCAGCATTCGGAAACGCTGCCATCTGCTCGACTAACTCGTGCGCCCACCTCGTATCAGGTGCCCATACTTTACCCGACTTGAACAAATCAGTCACCGAGTTTAGACGCACAAACTTATCATTTCCTCTAGATGGGGTGTACTCACTCACCACAATCCCCATCCGTCTTAACTCAAAAATTAATGGCGCGCCAGCAGCTTTAGCCTCAACAACAAAAGCATCCGGCTCCCAATCCTTATAGTGGTTAAAAGCCTTCTCCTTCAATTCAGGAAACTCCATCCTCTTCTGGAAAGCATCTAACAAAATAATATTGATGTCTTCTGGGTTTTCATTTAGATGAAAAACTCCTAGAGTTACACAGGCCGAGTAGTCTGATCTCTCATTCTTGGTAAAAGCCGTATCCCAACTCTGGATGATAAATTCACACCTAGGCGGATCTTCAGGCTCCCAGATCTTCCACCACTCCCGCTTAACTAAAGCACCCTCTTCTCCAGTAGGAGTTTGTTGATACTGAGCATTCCACTTAGATACTGGTAACTCTTCCTTCAAAGCAGAGAGTTCTTCTAGACTCCAAAACTCAGGCCACAGCGGACTGCCACTTGGCATGATTGCTGGGAGTTCAATAACCTCCCACTCATCAGACGCTTCCCTCTTCGTGGCATCTTTGATAATCCTGCCAGTTAAATCCTTCTCCGCCCAGCGGGTCATCACAATCACAATAGACCCACCTGGCTGTAAACGCTGTCTTGGCCCAGAGGTGTACCACTCATAAACCTTGTCAAATACACTAGGGTCACCTTGGGCTAAAGTTGCTTCCTGCTCTGAATGGGGATCATCAATAATTAAAAGATCCGCACCCTTACCAGTCACAGTACCTCCTACTCCAATAGCAAAGTACTCACCACCCCGATTAGTCGCCCATCTACCAGCTGCCTTACTATCCTGTCTCAACGACACATCGGGAAAAATAGTTGCGTATTGCTCCGAACCAACTAAGTTCCTAACCTTCCGTCCAAAGTTGACGGCGAGGTCGCCAGTGTTAGAACACTGAATCACCTTCTTATTAGGAAACCTCCCTAAGAACCAAGAAGGAAGAAGGTACGAAGCAAACTCCGACTTAGTATGCCTCGGAGCCATATTGATGATCAGCCTCTTAATCTTCCCAGTAGCTATCTCCTCAAACTTCTTAGCCATTAATGCGTGGTGTCTTCCATGTACAAACCCCGGCCACATCACCCTTACATACTCCATAAAAGATGCCTGAGACTTCTCTCTCCTTAAAGCATTCTTATACTCCTCAACATCCGCTAGAAGACTCTCCTGCTCCGCTATCGGTAATGTCTTAAGTATCTCTTCTATATTCACTCTAGATTCCTAAAATTAATGTAAACAGGACGGATAGTCCTACCTCTTCGGTCTACCTTCTTTATAACACCTATATCCACCAGCCTGCTAATTATTTTTGAAGTATTAGACATACTCATCTTGCCGCGCTGGTTTGCTATGTCTCGTAGAGAGGGACTAAACCCATACTTCTTCCACCACTCATCCACTATAAGGAACACTTCCTTCTGCACAGGACTCATCCGAACCTCCATACACTGTTCATAACTCTTATCCCGACTACTCGCCCTCATCCGATTTTGCATTACTAAACGTTTATTAATACCCAAGGGTTTCTACTAGCATTACTAAACGTTTAGTAATACCCCATGTTTTCATATCTAACTCCTTACGGGGGGTCTTCCCTGAACGGATGGGGCGGGGTCGCGCCAGCTTGATTTTCATAGGGGTGGGGGGTGTCTGAATCTGATTCTTGTTGGGGTGGGTTTACCAAATCTGATTCTTGTTGGGTGGGTTCGAGTGGAATAGTATGTAATATATCCTGGGACTCCTGCTGCGGCCAGAGGGGGGAGGGGGCGGAGTGGGGGTCAGGACTCAACTCTTTCAAGAGGGAGTCCGCCTCCACGAAGGAAACATCCTCTGCTTCTCCACGCATCAGAAGCTTCAACTGCTCCATGATTTTCGCTTTGGTGTCTTCGCTTGATGTAATGGTTCTGATCTCTTTGCGCTCTGTGAATGCTGACACTTCGGTAACAGTTCCTAAGACCTTGGAAGCTTGAACCTTCGTTGCTTGTTTCGCTTCGGGATCGATCAAGACTTGTACAAGTGATTGAATTACCAGTTCTCTCAGTAGCGCAGGAGTTCTGTATTTAGCCCCCTCAATCGCTAGTTCATAAGCTTCTATCTCTAGCTTTATTCTTTCGTCTCTTGCGAGGATGTAAGGTTTACTGGCGAGGGTGTTCTTTGATGCGTTCTTCTTGTAGCTTCTTCGGTAAGCTTCTGCTTTCGTTTGACCCATTGCAATTTCTTTCGCAAAGTTCTTTTGTTTCGAGGTGAGGGACTTTTTGGAAACGATCAAGAGATCTTCCATTGGTACTTGAGAGAGTCCTTCTCTGATCTCTTTTCTGCTTAGTGGTTTCATCCCTCTATTTTAGGGGAACAAGGAGAGAAACTGCAATGCTTCGCAAGGATTCCCCCTCGCAAATTTCTCTCTCAAATCCTTGCTGCGATGCACTTTTTTACAATTTTTTTCACCTATTTGCTGCAAAGTGCAATTTTGTGTATTAGAATTGAGTCTCCAATAAACCACTTCAAGGAGTCTTCATGTCAAAACTACTCAACCAGTTCAAAGCTTCCCCTTCTCTCTCCAATAGAACAAAGCTTCAGAAGTACATGGACAAACACCCATTTGCGGTCTGTCTCATGCTTCCCGAAGAAGTTGATTTCCTCAAAGCAAACTCTTTCTCAATCTAAGGATCAATCATGAAAACGAAACTAGAAAAAGTCTTCTTCATTTACTCCAATGCTTCAGTCTCTGTCTTGATGTACTTCGGTGCATTGGTTGAGTTTGTTTGTTGGTTCTTCTTGCGAGGTGAGGGAGGTTTGGGGGGTCTTGTTGCTCCTCTTGCTTTCGTTGCTTCTATCTGCTTTTTCACCATTGCCAGTTCTCTCGCTTTATCTGTCTACAAAGACGCAAAAAAATCAGGAATCATCTAATCATGGAAACACTAAAAATCACAGTCCAAATGGACAAGCATTATGGAAGTTATCTCTTCTATCCAGTTTGCGAGAAAGCAAAAATCTTCGCTGATTTACTGGGTACAAAAACCCTCTCCTATCGTGCGATGGAAGGGATCAAAAAACTAGGTTATCAGATCGAATGCAAAGACCTCTCTGTAAAAATTTAAGGATCAATCATGGAATATATCGAAAAGACATTTTCTGAAAATACTGGAGGGGGGGTGATCTGTGATTTCGTCATCCTCAAAAATGGTCAATGCCTTGGGATCTCCAATGAGTGCATTTCCCTCTATCCATCCTATGAGGCTTTTTTCGAGTCTTATGGAGACGAACCAACAATCTATCTCACGCCAATGATTGTGCGTGAAGGCAAAACTTTTTCATCCTAAGGAGACATCATGAAAACCACTATTTCCCTGCACGATTTTAGAGAAGCATTCAAGCAAGTTAGACCTGATCAATTCAGTTATGAAGCTTTGGGTCTGATCTTCCAATATCTCGAAGAATACGAGATGGAAACTGGCGAAGAATTTGAGTTGGATGTTATTGCAATTTGTTGTGACTTTGCAGAGTCAACCAAAGAGGAAATTATGCAGTCCTATGACTTCCAAGACTCTCCCGAAGAATCAGACCTCATGAACAGAATTTACTTTAAAGATTGGTTGAGGGATGAAACTCTTTTACTGGGTGAGACTGACAACGCAACTTTTGTTTATCAACAATTTTGAGGTGATCACATGAGAATGGACTACAAAACCGAATTCCGATTTTTTGACTTTGAGATTCCTCAACTCCCTAAGGGGTTCGAGGATGATTCGTGGTGCAACAATGTTTGTCCCTCATTTATCAGGATCTTAGATGATCAAATAATCACTCTTTGGGTTGACTACAAAAACCCAAAAAGGAGAGAGAGAAAATCAAGACAATTCTTTGTCACTACCGAACCAAACAACGATGAAATAAACGAAGTCACTATTCTTTTTGAGACTAACACTTGGCAAGTAGCAATGAACAAATTGAACAAAATTTTTAAGGAGCAATCATGAGTTATTACCACGAATTTAGAGACTTTGATTTTGACATCCCTCACCTTGAAGGATTCTTTGACAAGTCTTGGCATAACGATGTCTCTCCATCTTTCGAGAGACAATTAAACGAAACCCAATCGATAACTGTTTGGGTTGATTACCTAGACCCTGACAGAAGGGAATGTGGAGGAAAACAATTCCTCATCATCATTCACCCAGTTGAAGACATGGGGAATAATCCTGATGTTCTTCTTGAGACAGACTCTTGGGATGATGTCAAAAATACAGTAAACCAACTTTTTAAGGATAAATCATGCACGATCTGAAGCAACAATTACAAACTGTTTGGGATGCCCTCCACGCATACAGAGAAGATCTGATCCCTGAGGGAGACGAGCAGTTTGACGAGATTTGGGATGATGTTTGCCTAGCAATGGCGGTCATTGAGGAGAACTTGGGGATTGAGCAGATTGCAGATCTCTACAAGGAACTGACCACGCAAGAGGAAGCTTCTTCCTTCCTGAGTGCTCTTGAAAACGAGGGGAGGATGTTTCACCTAGACGATGACCCAGAAACGATTGTGCGGACTTTTGATGGATCGAGAATTTTCACAGACGAAGAATGCATCCCACTCAGAAAAAGAGTTGAGGAGATTTTTAATCTTCTTCATGATCCCTATCAAGAGTGCATGGATATTTCTAATTTCAAATTCACAGTAAAGGAGCAATCATGATTTACGAAACAATTAAAGAATTCAACTCAGAAGGTTTTCAAATCGTCTACTCAATCACTCCCGAAGACACCCACCCAAGAGATCTATTCATGGAGGAGGATGTCGAAGACATTTGTCGAAGGATTGACTCAGGGAGTCTTTGTTGGTTCATTGCAAGGGTTCAAGCATTCAAGAAGGGAGTTCTTCTTGGTGCTGATTATTTGGGGGGTTGTTGCTACGAAAACCCCTCACAAATTGATTATCTTGAAGACATGACCCAAGAGGCAATCCGACAAGCAAAACAAACCCTCGAAGAACTCAAGGAGACATCATGAAATTTTCAAAGGAAGAATTTTCTTTCATAACTGAGGTCTTCCACGAACCCCACAGAGGGGGTGATCTTGATTTTGTGATCCTCAAGAATGGATCAGTTCTGATCGTCTCTGAGGAAGGGATAGGTCATTATTCATCCTTTGATTCATGGGTTGAGGGTGAAGACTTTTTAAGTTTTATTGAGACAAATTTTGGAGAACCACGATGAACTTATATACAAGACAAATCATGCAGAAACTCAAATGCGATGCTGAACTGGCAATAAAAATTCAAGACATCATGGGGACATTTTTAGACTTCAGCGAATGCACAACAAGGGAATTCAACAGAGCAATCAAAGACGCAGTTTTAATTTTGGAATCGAGGAAATCATGAACAAACAAGACATTCAAGACCTAGCAGAAAATGCCCTTCACGAAGCTTGCAGACACATACAAGACGCACTAGGGGTCAAAACTGGCGATGTTGGGGGACTGTTTTTTAGTGGTTTAGAAGAAGAAAGAATCCACGAAATTTTGACTAGATATATTCAAACTGAATTGATGTATCAAAGTTTTGAGGAGGAAGAATGAACCATTCTGAAGCTTCCTATATTCGAGCAGGGTTTAGGTTTGAGAGGGGTCTAATCCTCATCTCAACCCTTCGAGCAATGATTGAAAGTGAGAAGGAGGAGAACAAAGAAGAAGCTAGAAGACTCATCAGAAGGGGGGTTCAAGAAGCTAGATCCTGACCCGAAATTCAGCGGAAAGAGGGGGGGCTTGCGCTCCCTCTCCTAACTGGTAGAATCTAGTCAATTCTATGTGATACATTCTTATGTGTGACCTAGATTTTTTGGGGGATTTTTTCCCAAAATACAGGCCTGCAGCGAGAACAAAATTATGGGTGACTGCCAGGTTTACGCAGTAAAAATTTATGAGTGGCTTTAGTTGTCTCAGTCTTCATTCCGAGGTCTGAGATTGTTAAAACTTACCAATTCAAGGAAAAATTATCATGGGTTTCTTTTCTAAAACTTGCGCTAAAACACACTTGCCAGTAGTTGCTCAATGCAAAGACTTACCACGACTCAATGAGATCGTTGTTCTACTGCCCAATGGCAAGAAGCTTGAAGGTTCATACGATGGG